ATCATGGGTATTGATCTTGTAGATTTTAAAGTTGAGTATGGTTATACTGCTCATGGTGAGTTGCTACTTGCTGATGAGATTAGTCCTGATAGTATGAGACTCTGGAAGATTGGTAGTAACGAAAGATTTGATAAGGATCTATTCCGAAAGGATGAAGGTGATATCGTACCTGCTTATCGTCAAATCCTTGATAAACTACAACCCCTTGCTATTCAATGATTAACCTCACTGACAAACAACTTAATATCATTCTTGATGCAGTTGAAGATTATGCAGTATTAACTGATGAGGATACCGCTGATGATTGCGGTGAGATCCTAGACATCATTGAGGCATATTTAATCCAATGAAACACCACGTCCCTGATGAGATTAGAAAACTTGGTTTCGATTGCTTTAGAAGTTTGAACCAAGCAGAACGAGCAGTTGTTATGTTTGGTGAGGATGAGTATCGTAAGTCATTAGACCTTGAGAATGATGATGCTCCCTGTTGGAAGATACCAAGTGGTGAATCAACTTGCTTTGTTGGTTGGAATCCTATGTGTATCCCTACAATGGATTACATAGTATGGAAACTAAAACGTCGTGAACAAATTGCTAAAGGTGAAATCATTGGATAAGTTATCTAAAGACGAGATGAGATCTAAGATCAAAGAGTTCTCTGCTATTCTTAAAAGTCAAAGAGAACACTGGGACGAAGAAAACAAACAAGGATTCACCTATTCTTGTGATCTAATCTCACAATCACTCATTACATTATACATTCGTTTAGGTAGAGACTAATGGACTACAAAACTTCTGGTGTTGACATTATCAAGGGTAGAACCTTTGTTGAGTATATAAAAGCATTAGCACCTAGTGTTGGTGGGTTCAATGGAATGATGGAGATTCCATCAGGATACGAGAAACCTGTGCTGGTATCTGGTGCTGATGGCGTCGGCACTAAAATTAATATCTGTAGGATTGCTAATGATTACACCACTATTGGTCAGGATCTCGTTGCTATGTGCGTCAATGACGTTATATGTTCTGGTGCTAAACCATTATATTTTCTAGACTATATCTCTACCAAATCACTCGATGCTAATGTCAGTGACATTGTGCATGGAGTTGCTACTGGATGTGCGATGGCTGGAATGGAATTGTTGGGTGGAGAAACTGCCGAGCATTTTAGAGCAACTGACTATGACCTTGCTGGATTCTGTACTGGTGTTGTAGAGAAGAACGATATTGTTGATGGTAGTAACATCCGACCTGGTGATGTAGTCATTGGTATTGAGAGTAGTGGTCTTCATAGTAATGGATACACACTGGTCAATGATATGCTGTGGAGAAATTACATCTACTATAAAGAGATGCCTGAGTTGCTAACACCAACCACCATCTATGCCCGTCTCATTCAGCACCTATTAGATGAGATTCCTATCTTAGGCATGGCACACATCACTGGAGGAGGACTGCCTGAGAACCTCCCACGATGCCTTCCAAAGGGTCTCACAGTTGACGTTGACTATTCTGCTTGGGAGAGACCAGAACTCTTTAACAAGATTCAGGTAGCAGGAGACATTGCTGAGGAAGAGATGCGTAATGTATTCAATCTTGGTATTGGATTCTGTTTGGTTGTGCCACAAGAAGTAGCAACACTAACTCAAACTCTGATTGCTGACACACCATTTGGTATGAGATCATGGGTCATTGGAGAAGTCAAACAAAATGACTAGTATCATTAATTATGCTGCTGCCTTTTGGTCAGTGGTAGTTATGAATTGCATTCAACCAGTTAACTGGGAGGCGTGTATGCCTGTCCATGAATGGTTACTACCGGAAGTTATGATAGGAATTGAATTCTTTCTTGACAAAGATATGAATTTTCTATATAATGACGAGAGAGAACTTTTAAACAGACTCAAATGAAGATTTTTCTGGATACCGCAGACACAGAACTAATCCGTAAATATAATGATACTGGATTGATTGACGGCATTACCACCAACCCTACTTTGATTATGAAGAGTGGTCGGAACCCTGATGATGTCTATAAAGAAATCAAGGACATGGGTATTAATGATATCAGTATGGAAGTCATGGGTAATGCTGATGAGATGATTGCAGAAGGTCGTCGTCTGTTTGAAACATTTGGATTCCCTTGCACTGTCAAGGTTCCTATGACTCGTGATGGTCTTGAAGCATGCAGGCAACTAGCATACAACAATATCCGTGTGAACGTTACCCTGATCTTTTCTGCTGCTCAGGCAATCCTTGCTGCCCGTGCTGGTGCATTCTATGTCTCACCCTTCGTGGGACGCCTGGATGACCAGTCAGTAGCAGGTTTGGAGGTTGTACGTTCCATTAGTGAATTGTATCGTATTCATGGTGCTCCCACTCAAGTGCTTTCTGCATCTATTCGCAGTGTGCAAAGAGTGGTGCGTTCTTATTATAACGGTGCAAGTGTAGTTACTATGCCCCCTCAAATCTTTGAGCAGATGTATGACCACATTCTTACGGATATGGGAATGGCAATCTTTGAGAACGATTGGAAAGGAGTACAGAAATGAACTTCATTGTATATTCAAAACCAGGATGTCCATACTGTGATAAGATCGTTCAAGTTCTCACACTGACCGAACAAAAGTTTGTAGAATATAAACTTGGAAGGGACTTTACCGCCCATGAATTCTATACTGAATTCGGACAAGGTACATCATTTCCTCAAATCCTAGCGGATCAAAAAAAGATTGGAGGATGTAGTGAAACGATCAAGTTACTCAGGGAAGAAAAAGTTCTCTGACTTATCAATAAATAAAGGTGTAGAATTACTAATGGGAGGGAGACGTAAACCTCGGAAAGGCAACTTTATTAAGTTTGCCAAGATGGTCTCTCTTTTTGGACGAGAGATTCATTTCAGTTTTGAGTTATCATTACTAATTAAAAAGAAATCTCTCGGAGAAGGACTATGACGGCCGCAACTATAACTCTCTTCTCTCTTGTAACAATTCAATTCCTCATTATTGGGGCAGTGGTTGGATACCTTACAAGAGACCTGTTCGAGCGACAGAACATGCCATATATCCATCCAGAAATGTTGGATGAATACGGTAATGTATTACCAGATGAAATTTTAGCAGTACGATTTGAAAATGACTACGAAACCCAAGACAACGACGAGGAAGACGACGGTTAAGAAAGCGTCTACCCCTAGAACAAAGGCAGCACCAGCAACATTGGAACTGCCACCTAATCCTTTTACCTTTGAAGTTTTTGCTCTTGTCAACAAACAGAAGACAAAAGCAAAGAAGATAGAAGTTCTTAGGAAGCATGTACATGATTCTCTCAAAGCACTATTCATTTGGAACTTTGATGAGAGTGTAATCTCCCTTCTTCCCCCTGGTGAAGTTCCTTACGCAAGTATGAGGGATGAACAGATCACTACAGGAACACTCAGCACCAAGATTGCTCAGGCAGTTGGTACTATGGAATATAATCAAGATGATTCCATGGGACTTGGTGACATGAAGAGAGGTAGAACCACTATCCGTAAGGAGTATCAGAGGTTCTATAACTTCTGTAAGGGTGGTAACGACCAACTGAAGTCTCTTCGTAGAGAGACCATGTTTATTCAGATGCTTGAAGGTTTGCACCCACTTGATGCAGAGATTCTGTGTCTGGTAAAGGATAAGAAACTGGAAGAAAAGTATAAGATTACTAAGCAGATTGTCTCTGAGGCATATCCTGACATCATCTGGGGAGGTCGCAGTTGAGTAAAATTAAAATCCTACAAGAGGATTGTGATGTTAAATTAGCAGATGACAAATCACTTCCTAATACTTGCTTCGTTGTAGAATACTACAAGGATGATGGTAAGAAGTATGATTTAGTAATATCTACTAAGAAAGTAGATATCTTTGATCATTATTGGGACAAGTATAAGACTAGTTTTATTACCATGTATCAGTCTGCCGGTACTGCTAATCCTAAACTGTGGAATGCTCCTGGTAGCGAACCCAAGAAAGAAGAAAAGAAAAAGAAATGACTGACAATAATCTGAATGTTGATATCAACTTTGATGGTATTGAGCAAGTCAAGAAGAAGTACAAGAAAATTAAAAAGTATATGAAGTCCAACCTGTATCAGATCAAGGTTATTGATGGTACAGAAAAGGTAGTATCCAATCTTATAAAAGAAAACGATAATGCAGAACTACTTGACTAAATAATGTATGAGGTCTATAATGGACCTGTCGTTCATCTCCTAGTTTGTACTAAATTAGGACTTAACTAGGAGACGCAAGTAAGTCGCGGAACGGAGCCGTTCATCCCATGCTAGAACTATTATTCTATACGACACTCACCTGCACTCAAACTGATGCTATCATGCAGAAGATTGAGGCAAATCCAAACCTTAGTAATTTACTCAAGGTTGAGTTAGTAGAAACCTTAAAGGATTCTGCTCCAGAATGTGAGTGGTATTGGGACGCAAACGACTAAAGGAACGGACCTAAAAATCCAACTACTTTAGGAGTAACAACATGAACACCCTTCAAATGGTAAAGCAGCAGATCAACAAAGCATCTGCACTTCACAACGCACAGATTAGTCACACCTCATATCGTGGTGTTGAGTATTCTACTCGTTGTGTAGAAAACAAAGAGTCACACGGTACATTCTGTTATCGTGGTCGTACTTATACTAAGTGATTCATTAACTTACATTGCAGAGAGGATTAACTATCCTCTCTTTTTTTGTCTTTAAGTAACGAATTAACAAATGTTAGTGAATTAACACAAACTATACTAAATAGTACAGAACTAAAAAAATCCTATGATCTGAAAACTTTTCTATATTAATGTTGTAAAATCTTAAAGGTTAAACCATGCATAATGTTATGTCAAGTAACCAATTAGCTGACTGGAGGCATCCTGGACAAAAATCTAATGATGAAATGGATTTAGCAGATGACTATTTTGATTGTTTGATTGAGTGCGATGATTCTCAATCGGTATGTAAACGAATATGTAGGAGACTATTAAATTAATATACGAAGCGTGTCTTGACAGACACGCTTTTTTTGTGTAGAATGTATGGATACTGTAATTGAGTTTATGGACAAACAAAAACTAAAACTCATTGTACGTAATTTAAAGTCTCTTGTCGATGCTTTGGAGTCTGAGGTTCACTCGGATGTACAAGCATATACATATGAGAGAAATACTACAATTGTAGGTGACTACGATGAGATTTTTGAAGACGATGATGGTTATCCCGACTGAACTATGAGAGCACAACTAGTAAGCGTTACTCCTGACGCAGAAAAAACCATGGCGTATATCGCTAGAGTTTCCAACCCCAGTAACCAGGAGAACGACAAGTACGCTGGTCTTTTACGTTACTGTATCAAGCACAACCACTGGTCTGTGTTTGAACAATCCACTATGACCTTAGAGATTGAGACTACCCGTGCTATTGCGGCTCAGATATTGCGTCATAGAAGTTTTACATATCAAGAATTTTCACAACGGTATGCAGATTCATCTTTGCTTAGTAGCAAGATTCCTCTGCCTGAACTCCGCCGTCAGGATACAAAGAATCGTCAGAACTCGATTGATGACCTTGATCCTTTCATAACTCAGAACATGGAACTGCAAATGCAGACTCTGTTTGACTCCTCCATGGCATTGTATCAGCAGATGCTTGAGCGTGGTGTGGCAAAGGAATGTGCAAGAAATGTGCTTCCTCTCTGCACACCCACCAAAATTTACATGACCGGTTCATGTAGGTCATGGATACATTATATAACTCTGAGGACTGCTAACGGAACTCAGAAGGAGCACATGCAGGTCGCAGAGGATGCGAAGACAGTATTCATGGAACAGTTCCCTACTGTTTCTGAAGCCCTTGACTGGGTATAATAAATAATTCATTGAGTTTTGTAACCATGGCAACATATCCAGTAGTCCATAAAGAGACTGGTGAACAAAAAGAAATAATCATGAGCGTCACTGAATGGTCTCAGTGGTGTGAAGATAATCCTGATTGGAAGAGAGACTGGAGTGATCCATCTACCTGTCCTGCTTCAGGTGAAATCGGTGAATGGAAGGATAAACTTCGTAAGAAGAATCCTGGATGGAATGATGTCCTGTCTAAGGTCAAGTCAGTCCCAGGTGCTAACATTAGTAAGATCTAAGTATGCCAGCTAAAAAGAGAAAAGGCGGTTCCAGCGTTGGAGTCGGCAGTATGAGTTCAAGACAACTGAAGAGAAAGAAACCAATCAATTCTGATTTAATGGTTGACATCAAACCATTAACAGATAACCAAGAAAAGTTCTTTGAGGCATATAACGCAGGCAAAAACATGTTTGCTTATGGTGCAGCAGGTACAGGCAAAACTTTTGTCGCACTCTACCTTGCACTTAAAGACGTATTAGATCAATTCACACCTTATGAAAAGGTGTATGTGGTTCGTTCTCTTGTTTCTACTCGTGAGATTGGTTTC